CAAGTCGTCTGAAATTACGTTTAATTCTTTCTCATAAACTCGATGAATGTTCGTTTCTCCAGTCTGCCATCTTTGCGCTCGCTTTTCCTTGCTTGTTTTCGAAGTTAAATTAATCATGTTAACTTTATAATCAGTTTTCTTTTTGTTAAAAACAATCAAGCAAGTCGGAATGCTTGTCGCCTCAAACATGTTTCCCGGTAAGGAAATGACAGCCTCGATATAATTGGCATTGACTAGATTTTCTTTGATTTTCATTTCGGATTTATTAGTCGTAGATAAAACGCCATTGGGCAATAGAAATACCGCGTTGTCTGACTGTTCTAGTGCGGACAACACGAACGCGAAGTTC